AGGAGCATTTACTGTTTGTGGCGCTCCTATCTGTGCAGCCTGTAGCTGTAGTGCTGCTGCTGTAAAAGGGTCCATCTGTGCAGGATCTACAATAGAGTCAGGACCAACCTGCCCTTGTGCTGCTAAGTAATTCTGTAAGGCTGATTGTAGTGCTTGCTGTGATTGGTAAGCTTGATACTGTGCTGGTGACATAGCAGCAATTTCTTCTGCTGTTGCAGCCCCTGCTGCTGTTGTTACACCTGCTTGTGCTGCTGTACCTGCCTGACCAGTACCACCTGCTATGAGTGCGTTTGGTCCACCATCTGCTGCTACAACTCCTGCTCTAGTTACCATAGCATTTGGGTCATCTCCTATCTGTTTTGATAGTAGTGAACCACTTGGCATCTGTGTGCCAGTCGGTCCTGGAAATTTAGTAGAAGTTGAACCATCAGGGTTTGTAGTAGTGGTTGAACCATCAGGGTTTGTAACAGTGGTTCCAGCGCCGGGAACGGTAACAGGATTAGGGTTAATTACAGGAGAGGCTTGTACTCGTCTTGAATCGTTTCTACTGTCGCTATCTTTAGCTTGTTGAGCTAAAAACTTCTGGTGGTTTGATACAGACAAAGCTCTATGGGCTGCTTGTTGTGCTGCAGTACCACCTTTTCTAGCAGGAATTGGTGCAGCTTTCCCTGATAAATTTTGGATACCCATACTTGACATATCACGTGCCGCATCTGCTGCAGAATAGTTTCCCCTATAGGCATTAACAACTTTACCCTCAACCATCTGCCTAGCTGCCATAGTGTACTTACCCATCTTGGCTGCTGCTGCAGGACTAGCTGCTAGGAAAGCATTGATAGACTTTTGATCACTAGGTCCACTATAGCCCAACGCTGGTAGTATCTTGTTTGTCATTGTCTCAGGCTTGAAACCCATAAATTTTTTAGCCATATTATTATTTCCCTATTTGCATCCACAATGATGCGGCAATGAATGTTATTATTGCTACCGTTGACATCTTAACCATAGTAGACCATACACCTTTACGTGTATCACGCCATGCTTCTAGTAAGTTACGCATCTCAGTTATGTCTTTACGAGCATCATCATCATGTAATCCTACCTCACGCAGTGCTGCTTTAGCCCCACGCTTTGCTGCACGATCTAGCATAGCTTCTAGTTTTTCTTCTGTTATTTCCATGAGGCACTTGCCATTTGAAAGAGAGTTGAACCCGCATAAACGTTATTTCCAGGATTAGTTTGGGTGATAGTGTATGTTCTATTTCCTGAAGGTGTTTGTGAATCATACCAACTAGTGTGGGCTGAAGCACTTTCTAAGTGTTGTTGATGGATAGTGTCAGCATTAGTTATTGTTATACCACTAGCAGAGAAACTATCTTCACAAATTACAGAGCCTATTGTTAGACCATTATACTGACTTGCAACCGTGATATCTGCTGTGAGGTCTGCATTAGTTTGTTGTGCTGTGTCGGTTGTGTAAGGAGTAGCACTATTATAACCCGTTATTTCATATATAGTTGCACTTGATCTACCTGTACCACCGTTACCAGTAACGTATACTGATCCTGATGCAGATGAAGTTAGATAATATACTGCAGATGTATAAGCTACATTCCATACTCCAGAAGCCGTACCAATAGCATCCATCTTTGCAGCAAGTGTCATAGATGAACTACCTAAGCTTATGTATGTATTACCATACCCTGCTGACTGTAAACAAACAACAACAACTTTTGTACCAGAACTAAGGTTGACATAGCCATTAGGAAAACCATTACCTGTTGTGGAAACTCTGCCTCTATAACTAACACTAGGTGTAGATGCAGAGACTCCATAATATTCACTGAAAGCGTTTGATGCGCCCGAACTCTTACCAATCATAGCACGAATATCAGCATCATTCAAAGACGCTTGAGAACCACTAGAGCCACCAGCTTCAACGTGTATTTGATTTAAAGTTATAGCACCACTACTTGGTAAGGGCATTATTCACACTCACACTTTTTACACTTACACTTATTTAGTTCTTCTTTTAATTCTTTTACAGCTTCTATAAGTACACCTACTATGTTACCATATGCTACAGATAGATACTCACCCTCTTCTACAACCTCTGGCATAACTTGTTGCATCTCTTGAGCTATAACACCTGTGCCACGCTGACCATCATTTAACGCACTCTTGTAGTTATAAGTTACACCACGCATCTGTGATACTTTATCTAGCGCACCTTCAATAGTTTCTACGTTTTCTTTTAGTCTTTCATCTGAGTAAGCTGTGATGTTACCTGTTGCTGTAAAGCTCCCCGATAAACTATTACCACTACTTGATAAGTTACCTAGACCTACCTCTGCAGGAGTATCAATAGTACAAGTGATAACACCAGAGCTATTGTTGTAGGATATACCAGTACCTCCACCTAGTGCTGCTCTAGCACGGGCGTTGGTAAAGTATAAGTTAGAACCTTCTGCTACGGCACTTGTAGTTAGTCCACCGCCACCTAAACTTAGACTACCACTTACTGTAAGGTTACCTGCTATCGTAGCATTCTCGTCTACGGTAAGTGTATCTGTTTTTACTGTGCCGTCAAAGAAGCCATCTTTATACTGTAGTGCTGATGTACCTAAGTCTAATGTGTTAGTTGTCTTAGGCCTAACCTGAGATGCTGTAACAACTAAGTCCTGTGATGGCCCCACCTTTTCAATAGGTGCGCCCTCTGCTGCTGTACCATCATGTGTGTGACCAGTACTAGCATTGAATGCTGACTGTACCTGATTGTACTCATCGTTGAAATCAGCAGCGTCAATAACACTTCCTGTAGTAATATTAGCTGCTGCTTGTCTTGTATAACCTGCCATTGTTACTGCCTATCATGTTGTCTATACTCAAGCACTGCTGTGTCAAGAGTAAAGGTTGGATTTGTTGAGTTATCTGTGAGCCTCATTGCTATTGTTTTAAATGACCCTACTAAGTTTTCTTTATATATTTGATCTAGTACACCACCATAAGTAACACTTGAACCACCATACAACGAAGTAGATGCACCAAATAAACTTATACCACCACCTGCTGCTGAAGAAGACACGGATATAGTGGGAGGTTGTATAACACTTGGATCGTTACCTGCATCAAAGTCTATCTTAAAATTTACATCTACATTCATTGTACCTGTTGGCTGTGCATACAAAGTTAGCTTATACATTGTTTTACGTATCTGTGGATCTGTAATTGGCATAAATGGTGATTCATATATTGACTCAATAGCACTACCATCAAAGGAATTACCTGAATCCATCCTGTAACAGAAACCATCATCATTAGCAAACATAATAGTTTCTTGTGCGCCTGAGTATGTACTATCTGCTACGTTTACCTTTAGTCCTTTTGTCGTTGACCAAGCTATACCGCTACCACCTTGAGCCACAAATTTAGTAGCTATTAGACCTGCTGCACTACCTGCCTGTACAGAAGGTATATATGCAAATAGTCTATACTGGGATTTACCTCTAACTAATACAGAACAGAACACATCTGTCTGTGATATAAACTCATTAGCGTCTTTATAAATTGGATCAGATGCAATGTCAAGAGCAAGGTCACCAATACGGTCAGTGGCACTAAGTAAACGTATACCATCAGGAGATAGGTAAGCTATGTCACCACCAAATTCCTGTATGCTGTCTGGGTTGATACAACCTATTCTATCTGTAATAGGTTCTAACTTAAAGTCAGATGAAGTATTACCTACGAGCTTCTTGATTGTGTCTGTAGTAAAGATAATAAGCTGTTCACGAAAGCCTATCATACCTGTAACATCAAAGCCTACATTTATTGTACCAGCACCATTACCTGTAGCAAAGTCATCTACTGTGTTAGGTGCTGTAAAGAATATCTTGCTGCCCTTAGAGTAGAAAGCATGATTCTTGAATACAACAACATTCTCTGCGCCCTGTACGTCTGAACTGTTTGATGAGGTTAAAGCTGTTATAGTACTTCCACTGGCATTAAATATAACTGGATAACTTTTACTATCAACAAATATTGTTTTGTCTTCTTGTGTAAAGTTAAAAGATGCATACCTATTTTTTAGTGTATTTGTAGAAGAGCTTATACCTATTTGTGTCCAAGTAGTTCCTGTACCATGAAAGTATAATGTTTTATCAACTTGACTAGAAGAAAACGTACCAAAAGTAAGAACAGTATTGTTAGCTATAGATTGTGCTGAGTCAAGTACAATACTGTTTTGATTTGTTAATGATGCTACTTTTACATCACCAGATATACCTGCACCTGTAACAAACATACCAGCCTTTATGTTAGTAATAAAACTAAGTACAACATTATCAGCTATGGATACGGCTGTGTCTAGTATAATACTATTCTGATTTGTTACTGTCTTTACTGTTACTTCCCCTGTAATGCCAGTACCTGTTACAACCATTCCTTTAGTAATAGTTCCAAAGGATGCGCCAGTACCAGCAACAGTAACACCTGTTATAGGACCAGTATTTATGGCAGTACCAGTGATAGCCGCAGTTGCTACAGTGCCTTCAGCTAAACCTGTACCTGCTATGGTGGCTCCTGTTATACCACCTGATCCATCTACTGTAGTTATTGTTATGGTTGCATCGTTGGCTGTAGTAGCACCATTTAACTGTGTACCTACTACTTTAATTGTTTCACTAGCTGTATAACCTGAACCTGCTGCAGTAATAGCTACGGTATACGTAGCACCTGTTTTAATTACATTGAATGTAGCACTACTACCAGAACCACTATAAGCAGACTGCGTTGGATTAGTGTATGTAACAGCAACATTGTTTATACTACCTACTGTAATCGTTGCATTATTGGCAGTGGTAGCACCGCCTAACGCTGCACCAGCTACAGTAACAGTTTCTCCAACTTTATACCCACCTGTACCTGCACTAACAATAGCTACGCTATAAACAGCACCAGT